ACTGTAGATGTGGCGCCATATCCGATAAATTTCAGCGACACAAAGCTTTCTCTTTGGTTTGGTGGGTATGTCATGGGTATTGCCCAAAGATTGAAGGAAGAGGGTAAAATGACGCATTCTGTAAGATGGGGCGGTTCATGGGATGGGTTAGGTAAATTAGTTAGAGCTGGACAACTCAATGACGCCAATCATTTTGAACTTATTGTGTGAGATATTTTATGAAAAAGATAACGGATTGTCTTAAAAATAAACCTCATGTGGCAATATCAGTTCCTACGGTTTTATGTGCAATACAATTTGTTATGAGTGTCTACGGTGCTTTGAGAACGGGTAATTTTGATGCGAGTACTATGAATCAGCTTTTATCAACGGCTGATGCATTTGAAAGCGTTGTTTTATTTATAATTATGATATCTTTAAAAAATCACAAGAAATAATATATTTATTGATTTACAAATACTAAAGGATTAGTAAAATGCCTAGAAATGCAAAGATTAAAAAACCTGATGTAATTTCGGATATTGGAAGGCCTAGTAAATTTACTCCGGAAAGACGAGCTGCAATAATTAATGACATTTCTAGGCGGATTCCTTACGAATTAGCCGCGGAAGCAAATGGAATTTGTGAGGCCACACTTTACGATTGGCTGAATACTGGAAGGGCTCATCAGTTGCAAGGGATTGATTCAGAATTCACCAAGTTTTCAGAGTCCATTAAAAGAGCAGAACTTAATAGAGTCCTTGAACACACTGATATGATTGCCGTTAAACCCGAAAGATGGCAAGCTGATGCGTGGTTATTAGAGCGTCGCTGGCCTAAATATTTTGGTAACAATGTATTGCTGAAAGAATTGAATGAACGAATGAATCATATTTCCGGAGCAAAACATGGTAATGATAACCAAGAAAGAAATAGAACAGATGATCAAGAATAAAAAAGATGAACTTGATCAAAAGAAAAAACCAAAGGACAAAAAGAAATGACTTTTTCACCTTTTCCTTTTTCACAGACGCAGAAGTTTAACAGTCTTACAACGTGGTATTTTGTTAAGCGCAAGAACTGTACTTGCATGGTACACAACATTAACCCGAAACCCGCAAAGGATGCATGGAATATAAGGAGCAATAAAGATGGGCGCTAAATACACTTCAAACAAACCTGATGGTTATCTATCAACTCGTAACAATATCTATCTAGACCGAGAACAAAAGCAAGAAGTCCGTACTTACAAAGAAGCTGGAGCTTGCCGAAATCTTCCAGGGCAGACCAAAGAAAACTATGGTAAAAAGAGTTATTACAAGTAACTTTTATTAATTCGTTATAAGGATATAACGTTATGAGCCTATTTAGTTCAATAATTCTTCCTAAACTTGAAGCTGAGCTTATTGCGCATGAGCCAGCTATAGCCGATTTTCTTGTTAAACAGTTTCATAATATCGCTAAAGAGATAGTTGTTTGGGCTGAATCTAAAATTTCTGATCATGGAGTTGAAAATGAAGTTAGTGAAAGGTAAAAAAGCTGCTACCAAAGAAGGCATGAAGCACAATGTTAAGACAATGGAGAAAGCTGGATATTCCAAAAAACGTGCTGAAGGAACGGCTTACGGTGAAGTAGGAATGGAAAAGAAAGCCAGGAAAGATGAGTCTAAAGCCATGAAGAAATCCAAGAAAAAGGATTGTATGTAATTGCTATAAGAACCATAAATAACAAGGATGAATGATGAACAAGGATGAGATAATAATTTCTCTCGATAGAATTTCTAATTTTGTAGAAATGGAATATTGTGATACGGGAAAGACGTCATTTAAGTACATACATTCTTGTATTGAGCAATTAAAAGTATTGATTAACCATCCCACCACAGATATTAAAGAGCTAAACATCTGCCAGCTTGATATATGTTCTAGAACACTTAATTGTTTGCAAGCAAAAAAGATAAATTTAATAAAATTATTGATAGAAAAAACCTCAGATGAGTTATTAAATATCCCAGGATTAGGTGAAAAAAGTTTAGAAGAAATAAAAAGCGCTTTAAGTTCAAAGGATTTAAAATTAAAAGGAGATTGATAAATGGCTAAGTTAGACGCTAAAAAGCGTAATAAGATACCCAAAAGTGAATTTGGTTTGCCTTCTGAACGAAAATATCCGATGGAAGATAAAGCCCACGCTGCAAATGCTAAGGCAAGAGCATCACAAATGGAAAAAAAGGGAAAACTATCCCTTGCATCTAAAAATATGATTGACGCTAAAGCGAATAAAGTTTTAGGGAAAAAGAAGTAAATTCATTATAAGCACATAGGGATGTGATTAATGGCTACAATTAGAAATACATGGGTTGAAAAGATTAAGAAGAAAAAAGAACACGAAACCGCTCCTTCTTACGGTCAAGACCCTCTAGCAGATACCTATGCATATGATGCAAAAAAACCCAAGAAAAGATTCTCATTCCCATCAACCTCTATTCTTGTTAAAACATTACGTGGTGTGAGGAAATAGATGCAATGTCAAAGTTGTAACTATTCGGATTCTCGCGTTGTAGAAACCAAGCGAGATGAGCGATTAAATAAAATTGTTCGAAGACGAGAATGCATTAAATGCGGCACTCGATTCAGTACCCATGAAAACATTAGAGAAAATCCAAACTATCAAACTCCATCACCTCGAAGGATATTAGAAAAATGATTCGAAGTGCCTCAGAGTTATTAAAAACATTTAACGAATATGAGGCTGGTATTAATAAAGGCAATCAACATCATTTAACCATCAAACCCGACAGGATGATTATTCATGCGCATGAACAAGATAAAATATATGTTCCAACTGCCACTGGTGCTATTTTTCATGATAATGATAAATTTGTGCGTGTCATTATGGGCCCTTATGGAAGCGGTAAATCAACCCTCGCAATTGCAGAAATTGTTAAACGAGCCTGCGAAGTGCCTGTTTGGAATAACGGTAGAAGACGAAGCCGGTGGGGAATTGTGCGAAATACTAGTGGGGAACTTGCAACTACTACCTTAGCAACTTGGCTGGCATGGTTTGATGAGTTAGGTGATGTACGTAAAAGACAAAAGCCAATGTTAACTTACGAGCATACTTTCAATGATGGAAATGGAATCGTTGAGCTTGAGTTATTGTTTATAGCTTTAGACAGACCAGAAGACGTAAGAAAGATTAAGTCTTTGGAATTAACTGGATGTTATATTAATGAACTTTCTGAGGTTCCAAAAGCTGCTCTGGCTCATATGAAAGGCCGAGTAAATCGGTATCCTTCTAAAGCATTTTGTAAAGTTCCGTATTGGTCTGGTATTATTGCGGATACTAACCCGCCTGAAGATGATCATTGGATATTCAAAGACTTTGAGGAAAATTGTGCGGACAATCACATTCTTTTTAAACAGCCACCAGGATTAATCAAAAATGATAAAAACTTGTGGGTTCGTAACCCTAGTGCTGACAACGCTAATCATTTACCTGATAACTACTATGAAAATCTGGCATCGGGACAATCACTCGAGTTCATTAAAGTATTTTGTTTGGGTGAGTATGGTGCTGTTGGTTTTGATAAGCGGGTGTATCCTGAGTTTAATCCTGATTTACATGCGGTAGATAGTTTAGAAGCTATACAGGGTGAGAAATTAATTTTAGGATGGGATTTTGGATTAACTCCAGCCTGTGTAGTTGTTCAATTATCTTCTCGCGGACAGCTATTAATATTGAAAGAATATGTAAGTGATGGATTGGGAATTAGAACATTTGCCGAAATGATTGTAATTCCTCAAATGCGAAAAGACTTTCCATATTGTAAAATTGGATTATCAGTTGCTGACCCTGCCGGAAATGCGAGAGATCAAATTCATGAAGAAATGTCATGCATTGGTGAATTGAATTCTTTAGATATTCCGACTATTGCTGCTAGAACAAATGATTTAGACCCTAGATTGGGAGCTGTTCGATACTTTTTAAATCGTATGGTTGATGGAAGACCGGCCTTGTTATTAGATAAAAAGAATTGTCCTACATTGTTTAAGGGATTTGTTAAGAAGTATGTATATGCTCGTGTTGCGGTGGCAGGTGAGGAGCGTTACAAAGACAAGCCTACTAAAAATATGTCATCTCATCCAATGGATGCCGTAGGTTATGCTTGTTTGGAAGTTGCTAGTGACCAAGTTGTCCAGGATAAAGTGGGAAATAATAAACACGAGAATATGTTTAACCCCGTAATGAGGATATTTTAATGAGTTTAGATTGGGATATATATTCGGAAAAAATACTAGAACAGATTGAATCTAAGAAACTATGTCTATTTGAGAGTATTTTAGAGCCAATAAAAGATTTTATTGATGAAAACATATACTTTATTCATCGAGAAATGATGCCTATTATTGATTTTTCTAGAGATGACTTTACGTTGAGATTATCTTGGGGCTTTTGCGCTGATTTTACTGATGATAGAAATATACTATTCAGCTTGAAAGAAGAGATAAGTGATTATGATGGAAGCGATATCTATTTTGAGCGCCTTGACAGACTAAAAATTATTTTTAAAAACTGTATGGCTTTGGTGGAAGAAAAGACAAAGCAGCTAGAAGAAGAATGGGGAAGAGACTAATGTCTGAAAAATGTATTTATTGTGGTAGATTTTACAACAAAAATAAAGATGACAAAATGTGTAAAGAATGTAAAAGTCAATATGAAATTGCATTTGAGAAAATAAAAACCAACAAAGCATTACATGGAGTAATGCAACGCCTAAATGATCAATAAGGAGATTACAAAATGGCTGCTCAATCACAAACTACATTACTTTTAAACTTCGCTGGTGAAGCCAACGCGGTAATACCACGCATAGGACGATTATATTGTCCAAA